AATGACACACCTATCCCCGCCGCTCACGAACGAGGGGTCGATGCCGACAATACGTTCGGCGCGGCCCCTCCAGATCGGCTTCTGATCGGCTTGGAAGCGGATGATCTCGGCCTCGCTGTAGATGGCTTTGCTGACCGCCTGCGGTGGCCAGAACCCCCGATAGTCACGCCAGAAAATCGGATTGTCCTCACCGAGTCGTTCACGAGCCTCGTCGATCTTCTCCCACTTCTGGATCGGCCATTTGTTCTCACCGGCCAAGTAGTTCGGATTCTTGAGGGCATCGAGGTGCAGACAAACCCCACCCAGCTTGGTCTCCCACTTCTCGTCATTGACCGTAATGCTCCCCCACCCGTTCGTCGGCTCGACGAAGCGACCAAAGGGATCGTAGTAGGAGACAGGGTTTGCCGCCGCGCAAATGTGGAGAAACGGGTTGTTCGAGAGGTTCGACATCGCCGTGTCGAGGAAGGCATGACCCAACTCCGACAACTCATCCGCCGCGACGATGACCCGCGGAGCCTTCATACCTCTCATTTTTCCCGTCACTTCACTGGTCTTCTTCGCCTCGGCCGGAATCAAATACACCCCCGCTTGTTCCATCCTCTCCCCGTTCCGGATCGTGTAAATGGCCGGAGTCGGAGTATCCGCGAGCTTCCCTGGAGCCACGGGCTTGATGCACGGCCAGTAACGCTGGATAGCACCCCAGACCCGCTTCTTCGCGTCCCGAATGCTCGTGGAGGTGACCAACGAAAGCGTGTGGAACGGCGCGGCCATCCAATTCAGGAGAGCCCAGATCGCCATGAATTCCGACTTGCCGCTACTCCCGCAGCCTGCGAAACCGACGAACTTATTGTGACAGCACTCATACAACATGTCATCGGCCCAAGGGTGCCAAATAAAGTTCTCAGTTTTCTTATTGAAGAAAATCTGAGCCGCGTTTTTGAAGTGCTCTTCAATCGGCAACATCTCCGGCGACCGCCGGTCACGGTTCACAAAGCAGTAAAGCTCGATCGCCCAATCAGCCGTCCCCGGCACAAAATAGACCCCGTATTTCAGTCGGTATCCGACCGGAGGAGTCGTGGCATCGGAGGCAAAAATCGGGGTCATTTTGGAAATTTTTCTGCTACAGAGTTATACAAGCGGACACAATCGTTTTTGATACTTCGCAGTCACCTCATTACCAACACTTTATGACAACCGTAGCACGGGTTCGAATTGGAGGGTTTAAGGGATTATTTAACTTCTGTAAGTCACTCGACTTACTCTGTTAGCGGCGAATTTACGTCTGTTATCATTTTCGATATTATTATGCGCTTATGAAAAATTTTGAACATTTTGACACAAAATCTGGTCACAATTAACAGCCATGAAAATTGAAATCACCGACACCAAAAACGAAGGCGCGGTCGTCCGGCTCAATGGAGCCAAGGCGCACATCGCCAAGGTCCGCAACGGAGCCTACCGCCAGTTCCTCATCCGCTGGAAGGTAGGGCGGAAGACGATGAGGCGCGTCTTCGCCAAACGCGACAAAGCGATAGAGGAGGCTCAAAGGATCGTCACTGACTTGGCCAGCGCCCTCGGCGAGAGAACTACAATTCATCCGGAGGATAATCTATTCCTTCGGGAGTGTTTACGCAAAGCGGGCGGGAAAAGTCGCTTGCTCGAAGCCGTGGAACAATACGTGGCCAAGAACCCGATTGGGGCTGGGCGTAAGTCGGTCAAGGAGGTGTGCGAGGAGTTCATGGAGCACATGCGAGAACGCCAGAAGGTGAAGAACCTTTCGAACTACTACATCAACGGCCTCTCCGCTGACTCCAACCGCATCCGTCGCTGGGCAGGCTACAAACACTTCAACGCCGTGACCCACGAAGATCTCCAAGAATACATCAGCATCGGCGAATGGTCGCCTTTCACCTATCTCAACATGGTCCGCCATTGGCAGATGATGGAGAAGTTCGCCAAGAAAAAAGGCTATCTCGGTAAAGAGGCCGAATCGGTCACCACGGACTTGGCCCTCCCCCCAACCGACCGCCAGACAAAACCTGTCTGGGAGCCCTGGGAGATGACTCACCTGCTGATGATCGCCAAACCGGACGAGATCCCCTACCTAGCGACAATGGCGTTTGCCGGTTCGCGGCGGGCCGAGTTTCAAAAGATGACCACCGAGCAACTCAAGTTCGACAAACACCACGCGGTCATCGACGCCAGTATTGCTAAAAACCCCTCCCGCCGGGTGCTAGACATCACTGACCAAATGCAATCTTGGCTCAATGTGGCGGTGCTACCTACGTCGGGAAAACTTACTAGTCACCGGAGAGTGGCCGCGATCAGCCGCAATAAAGCTCGCCTCCAAGCTGTTGGACTCACTTGGAAAAACAATGCTCTTCGACATTCTTTCTCGACATATCATTTAGCCAAATATCGCAACGCCAACGAGACCTCCTATCTGTCCGGGCACTCCGCAAAAACGCTCCAGAGATACTACCGCGGGCTCGTCACGACCGCCCAAGCCGACGAATGGTTTAATATCACACCGATAGTGGTGCGGGCTTACGCGGAAGAAAACGGCTTGGCTTCTTTAATAAAATGGTGAACAACCACGCATGTTCTTTGTCGAACACATAGAGAAAGAGAAAGAAAAACCCAAATAACCATGAGCACAACAAAACACGGCAACCCGCCTCCAACCACGGAGACCCGGCACGGCCGACTAAAACCAGGAACCGAACGAGTCAGCTACGTCGAGAGCAAGAAAAGCTCCTCTGCGTTGCGACTCCTCGCCGCAGCCAAGCAAACGAACGTATCCTCACTCCTTCGTGAGGCTACCGCCCGATACTTAGCTGACGAGGATAAAGACGGGACGCTGTCCCGCGTAGCCGAGGAGTTGGCTGTCTATAAAGCCGACTCGAAGGAGGAACGTGCTGCGGAAAGCATGGATCCTGAAATGCAAAAAGCCATCGCTACCCTACTCCGGAAACACCGGAACGGGTGACACGGTGCCGCAGGGTGATGAGCCCTGCGGCTCTTTTTTCACTACGCCGTATTAACAGACACAACCACAGATAAATAAGAAGACCCATACACATGACCATACACCTCACCAATAAGTTAACTTCTGACCTGGAGCAGGCGGCTCACCACTGCTCGATCTCCCCAGAGAGACTCGCAGAACTCTTCATCGAAGACATGCTGAAATCCTACTGGCATGACTCTGAGACCGAGATGTTCATCCGGCAAGCTGCGGAGATCGCTGATGATTCGAGCCTGAAAGCTGCCCTCATGGAGGTCGTCGACGAAAAAAGGTTCTTTCAGTCCGAACGCGAATCGTTGCGGGAAAGCATCAACGAAGAAGAAAGGCTCGCATGAGCGCGGACACTCGACGGCTTGTAAAATTTGAGCACATTGGAATCCCGCGCTATCTTGATTCCAATCGTGACGAATTCAGAGATACCGTTGACCAAGAAGATAGCTAACCTTCGCAACCCGAAGTTGATCCGCTCATTTGCAAGCGACCCCGAACTCGAAGACCGGCTTAAAGCTGAGTCGGAGAGTTCGGGGCGCTCAATGAGCGCGGTAATTCGCACTGCGTTGCGTAAATTCTTCGGGCTGTAGTAATAACACCATAATGACTTCGATGATCTTGGAGTGCGAGTCCTTCACTGCGACTCCGCTCGAAAGTGGGAAGCTGCGCTTGGAGATCAAGGCTCCGGTCGAGCGGCCCAAGGAAACACTCGGTCCGCATGAAGCTGCTGAGAGATTAAGCGCGATCTTTGGTCGGACAGTGCAGAAGCACTCACTCGGATATTGGCGCAAGCGCGGCCTGCCTTACACCCAGGTTGGCGACAAGAAATACATCTACCATGAAGTCGCCATCACTCGGTGGGCACAAGGACTGGGGGCTTCGATTCTATGAACTCCAGGCAAAAAGGAAAACGGGTAGAGCGGCTCTGGCGTGACCAGCTTCGCGAGGCAGGATTCCTCAAGTCGTTCCGCGGTCAGCAGTATTGCGGTGCGGCCGGCAATGCCGACGTAGTTTGTCCTGAGTTGCCGTCGCTGCACTTCGAAGTGAAGGGGGTGCAGAACTTGAACGTCCTCGCCGCGATGAAGCAGGCGATCAATGACGCTGGAAAGAAAACTCCGGTCGTCGCGCACAAGAAAAACGGCGAGCCGTGGTTGGTCACGATGCTCGCCGCTGATTGGCTTCGGCTGGTGAAGGACTCCGACTGGGTCAGTCCAGCAGACTCCCCAGCAACTCCCGATTCCGTTCAGCCCGGCGTTCTCTATTCGCACGGATTCGTTCCATCACCGCGTCTGATCGATCAGACGAGTAGTAGTAGCGATTGCCCTGTTTCTGGACATACGTGATCCCGTTCGGAGTATTCAGGTCGATCACGTAGAAGTTCCCGTCGTCAGCTAATGCGGTTCCCGTAAGGAGACCCGCTACAAGTATTGAGTTAATAATTTTCATCATAAGGTAAGACTGGTTTATGGCCACATCGTTCAAACTCTTCCCCTATCAAGAGAAGGCTGTATCTGAACACCTCCGGATTCTGGACTCGGTCGGGGCGTCACTCGACGGGACCGGGTGCGGTGGCGGCAAGACCGTCATCGCCAGTGCTGTTGCTGCTAGATACGCGCTCACAGTGGGAGTTATCGCACCGAAGTCGGTCTTGGCGAAATGGGGTAATACCCTCACGGCATTCGGGGTGAACCCCCTATTTGTCCTCAACCCCGAGAAGCTGCGGATGGGAAATACCCCGTGGCTCAAAAAGATCCCGAACGGGGGTAGCAGTAAGCGTTCTACAGAGACAGGGGGGAAAACGTCGTCCCGAAAAGGTATAAAGTTCGAATGGCAGCTTCCCGAGCGGTGTCTTCTCATCTTCGACGAGGCCCACATGTTCGGGGCCTACAACTCCCAGAACGGGAAGATGCTCGAAGCTGCCGCAGGGAATCATGCTGTCTTGATGCTCTCGGCGACGGCCGCGGAGTCCCCCCTCAAGATGAAGGCGATCGGAGTCAATCTGCGGCTGTTCACGGGCGGCTACTTCTGGAAGTGGGTGCGCGAGATGGGGGCCGAAGAAGGGCGCTGGGGCGGTCTTGAGTGGAATCCCCGCCGGCCGGAGAACAAAGAGAAGATGGAGCGACTCCACCATTCGGTATTCACGAACCGCGGATATCGGGTGTCCGAGGAGGAGCTACGTGAACAACTCCCCGACCTCATGCTCTCGGACGAGCCCCTGTGGCTGTCAGATAAAGACCGCGCTACCGTAAAGAAGCTCTATGACGAAATGGCTGATCCGGATGATCCGGGCGGTGTTAAAAACCTCCGCCAGCGACAAGCCCTTGAAACGGTCAAGGTCGCGTATCTGGTGGAGCGTGCCCAGGAGATCGTCGAATCAGGCGGCTCGGTGGTCCTCTTCCTAAATTTCCATGAATCGATCGACCAAGCAGCAGAACGCTTCTCACATCACGAAACAGGTTTCGCGATCATCGACGGGAGACAAACCTCGAAAGCCAGAGCCGAAACCCAACGCCGGTTCCAAGAAAACGAACTCCGCTGTGTCATCGTCCAGATCGCGGCGGGTGGGCAATCCATCGATTTACACGACGTGGTCGGAGAGTTCCCACGTGTTGCACTTATTTGTCCGCAATTCTCCGGCCTCGTGGAGGAGCAGGCTCTTGGACGGATACGACGGGTCGGGGCCAAGTCTCGCGCACTCGCTCTAAGGCTCTACGCACCAGGCACCGTGGAGCAGGGAGCCCTGCGTCTGACCGAGGAAAAACGGGAAAATGTAGGAATTTTGAATGCAGGAAAAAATAATTTGAACAATGGGGTGGTTACCCCGGTCTCATCTTCCATGCAGGTAATAACGCCGCAAGAGCATAACACGGAGCACAGCGAACATTCGCCAAGCTCTTTGAAGGAGAAAGCCAAATGCCCTGGATTCCGAAACGACCAGACTCGCGACCAAAGCGCGGCCAATCGGGGGACACTCGGTCACCTCGCGGTGGAGAAAGAGAACCTCGACGTGATCCCGCCGGACGACCCGAAGCTGCGCGAGGCGGCGGATATGTGTCTGAAGTATCTCGCAGCATTAAGGAAACCCCTCGTAAACGCGCAGGAGCTTCGGGAGCAGCGTTACAACGTCCTCGATCAGTTCGGACACATCGACCACATCATCCTCCACGACACTAAATGAAAGCTGAACTCGTCGACTACAAATTTGCTTTTGGGGCATATAGCGCGGATTCGCCGCAATTCTGGGCGTATACTGTTGGCCTTTGGGATGCTCATCCCGAAGTCGATGAGGTCACAGTTCATGTTCTTCTACCTTTCCAAGGGGTCATCGACCGCGAGACGTGGTCTCGGGAAAAAGACTATGACCGTCTCTCATCGAAGGTTGCGGCCATCATTGCCGCAGCGCGGCGCGATGACCCCTCGGACTATCTTACCGGGGCACACTGCGCTTGGTGTGCACGCCAAGCCAGTTGCCCGAAACTCTCGTCTTTGGCTCTGACCATCGCGTCTGAATACAAAGCCGACGAATTGACCCTGCCGGCACAATACGATCCGGCTAACATCTCCGACCCGCACGTTATTGCGTTCGCCAAGAAGGCCGCACCGATCATGCGCTCGTGGGCCGACAAGGTCGATGCCCGCGCCTTGGAGATGCGGATGCAGGAAGGCATCGAAATTCCTGGGTTCGAACTCGCCGAGCGCAAATCCCCTTTCAAGATCACCAACGCCCAAGCCGCGTGGGAGACAGTCAAAGATCAAATCACCCCTGAAGCCTTCGCCGCCTGCGCGGAGGTCTCAATCGGGGCTCTAGAGAAAGCCATCGCCCGGACCGCCAAGCGCGGCGAGATGGCCCGAGCAAAAGAACATCTTCGTGACGCATTGGTGGATGCCGATGCGGCCAAGTCCGAGGGGACTTATCACTACCTAAAAAAGACCAAGTAATAACGCCATCAATAATTATGGGAAAAGTATCGTTTGAAAAGGCCGTTGAGGCCCAAGTCATCGAGGAAGCCGGTAGCAAAGCAGTCGCCGTCCGCCCCGAATCGCAGGTCGCCATCATCGGCGAAGACCAAGCCAAAGGAATCTACGGAGAGTTCGGGCCAGAAGATCTGATTCTTCCCCGCCTAAACCTCGTCAACAAAGTTGGCGATCTCTCGAACACGTTCACCCCCGGAACGTGGGTGCTTAACAAAGAGCATCAACTCACCGAGATCTCCAAAACAGATAAGAGCATAGGACAACCGCTGCGGGTTATTGCGGCTCGCTATGGCGTAGAATACCGGGAGTCACTGCCGTTCGACTCAGAAGTCCGACCCCGTGTCTTTAAGGAGGCTGAACAAGTTCGATTGGCTGGAGGTGTAGTCACCTTCGAAAAAGGCGAAAACTGCTATTCGAAGGTTGGTCACATCGAGTTCTTCGTTCAAGAACCTGAAGGTCTTTCAGAGGATGCAACCTCAGACTTCTTCTACGTTTTCGGAGATAAACGATATGCCCGAGCAATATATACCGCTTCCGTAACTGCCTATCCTGAGACGGTAAAAGTTGTATACACCGCTCACAACCAAGGGCACCTTCGTAAGACGGGGCCTTGTGGTGGGTTTTTCCTACTCGGGTCGAAAATCAAAGTCGGCAGCAAGGGCACCTGGTGGATTCCGTCGATGAAGACGGCCGGTGAAGTTCCCGCGGAACTGCAAGCTGAGATCAAAGGACTCCTGTAATGGGCTTCCAAAATCTCCGCTTCCGCGATCCGGAGGGACTTGAGTCCAACGGCTACAGCCGACTCGCCGGTCCCTACAACCAGAAGGAAGAAGCCATGTT